GTTCTAGCTTATCAGGACGATACTGTTCCTAATAGATTGCTCGGTAGAGGTACTGTAGAGAAATCCTACAATATGCAAAAGGCGATAGATGCTCAAGTACGAAGCCATCTAGACTCTTTAGCCCTAACTACCTCTCCTATGATGGGATTAGATGCTTCTAGGCTTCCTAGAGGTGCTAAGTTTGAGGTAAAGCCAGGCAAAGCCTTCATGGTCAATGGAAACCCCGCTGAGATTCTCTATCCCTTCAAGTTTGGTGAAACAAGCCTGAATAACCTATCTACTGCCAAAGAGTTTGAGAGAATGCTCCTTCAAGCTACAGGTACGATGGATTCTCAAGGAATGGTTAGTCAAGGTAATCGTGATGGCGCAGGAATGAGCATGGCAGTAGCCACCATCATCAAGAAATACAAGAGAACCTTGGTCAACTTCCAAGAAGACTTCTTGATTCCGTTCATCCAAAAGGCATCTTTCCGCTATATGCAGTTTGACCCTGAGAGATATCCTTCTGTGGACATGAGGTTTATTCCTACTGCTACGCTTGGGATTATTGCAAGAGAGTATGAACAACAACAGTTCATTGGACTCTTACAGACTCTTGGCCCGAACACTCCTGTTTTGCCTTTGATCCTTAAAGGTATCTTGAATAACTCTAGTTTGAGCAACAGATTTGAGTTGATGAGTGCTTTGGATCAGATGAGTCAACCTGACCCACAAGCACAAGAGATGCAACAAGTTCAGCAACAATTGGCTCTCCAAGCGGCACAGGCTCAGATTGCTGTCAATACGACACAAGCAGAGCAGAATCGTGCAGAGGCTACTAAGTTGATGACAGAGGCTCAATTGATGCCTCAAGAGGTTCAGGCGAAGGTTATTGCTTCTACAACGAAGAACCTACCCCAAGGCAACGAATCTAACGAGTTTGACAAGCGAGTACGGATTGCCGAGTTAATGTTAAAAGAAGCTGATATTAAGAACAAGAGTAAAATCGTTGAACTACAAATGGCTGATAAACAAAAGAATTTACAGCAAGTTGAATACGACTTTCTTGACCAATTATCTGGAGCTTTGAAATGATTAACATTGATGCACTGAATGACGATGAAAAACTAGCAGCATTAGAGTCAATTCATAAGTCCATTGCAGAAAGCAAAGAAATCCAGAAGAAGAAGATCACTACCAATGTAGAGATGATTCTCAAGGCTCTCAAGAAGATTGAGGGTGACCTTAAACAGCGTTATGACGAAACAGGAAACCTGATTGCCAATCTAAAGAATGGCACTGATGGTCGTGATGGCAAAGAAGGTAGAGATGGTAAAGATGGTCGTGCGGGTAAAGATGGCGCTATGGGGCCGAGAGGCTACGATGGATTGCCTGGTCGCAATGGTTTAGATGGAGAAGATGGTGTATCTATTACTGATGCACACATCGACTTTGATGGCAGTCTGATTATTAGTCTCTCTACTGGTCGTGTGATCAATGTTGGTGAAGTTGTTACTGCTGACATAGCAGAAAGAATAAAAGTCATCACCAATGGCGGTGGCACGAGCCAGTACGTTTTAGATACATTGGCAAGTCTTCAGTCTCAGATTAGCGCTATTTCAAGTGGTTTGGAGTACCAAGGTACATGGAACGCTTCTACCAATACACCGACACTAACTTCTAGCGTTGGAACTGCTGGTTACTACTACATTGTAGGAGTGGCGGGTTCTACGAATCTGAACGGAATTACTGATTGGCAAGTAGGCGATTGGGCTATTTTTAACGGGACAGTTTGGCAGAAACTTGATAACACTGATCTAGTAACCTCTGTTGCGGGTAGAACTGGTGCTATTGTTCTGACCACTGCTGATATTGGTGGTTTGGGAACAATTGCAACCCAAGCATCAAGCAACGTATCTATCACTGGTGGCAGTATTACAGGTATAACCGACTTGGCTATTGCTGATGGCGGTACAGGTGCTTCTACTGCACCAAATGCAAGAACTAACCTTGGAGCAACCACTGTTGGCGCTAATGTCTTCACACTGACAAACCCATCTGCAATTACATTCCCTCGGTTTAATGCTGACAATACTGTAAGTGCATTAGATGCGGCAACATTCCGTACAGCAATTGGTGCGGGTACAAGTTCTACAACAGGAACTGTAACAAGTGTTGCGGCATCCGTACCAACATTCCTGTCTATTGCAGGCTCACCAATCACAACTAGTGGCACATTGGCTATTAGCTTGTCTGGTACTGCATTGCCTGTTGCTAATGGTGGTACTGGTATAACATCTTTTGGAACAGGTGTTGCAACTTTTCTTGGAACTCCTAGTTCAGCCAACCTTGCCTCTGCCGTCACTGACGAAACAGGCTCTGGTGCTTTGGTCTTTGCAACCTCTCCTACTTTAGTAACCCCTGCACTTGGAACACCCTCTAGCGGTGTTGTTACCAACTTAACTGGTACGGCTTCTATCAACATCAATGGTACTGTTGGTGCTACTACAGCTACAACTGGTGCGTTTACCTCACTTACTGCATCTACAACCCTTGGAGTAACTGGTGTATCAACATTCTCGGCGGGTACTGCGGCACTTCCCGCATTGACTACAACTGGCGATACAAATACAGGTATCTTCTTCCCTGCGGCAGATACTGTTGCAACATCTGTTGGTGGCTCTGAAGGTATGCGCCTAACCTCTACAGGTCTAGGTATTGGTACAAGTTCACCTTCAACAAAACTTCATGTTAGTGGTGTTGGTCGTTTTGCAAGAACCACAGACGCATCTCAGTATTTAAACTTAACACTTGAAACAGGTAATGCTGTTTACAACGCTGTAGGAAGCATTAACCATGTTTGGCAAAATGCTGGTACTGAGCAGATGCGCCTCGACTCCTCTGGCAACCTTGGATTAGGAGTTACTCCTAGTGCTTGGAACTCAAGTTATAAAGCGTTTCAGTCGCAAGCTGGTGCGATAGCATCTGTTGGAGCTGGCGAGGCAGCTTACCTGCACAACGCATTTATTGCAGCCAGTGGTAACTACACCTATGTAAATACCGCAGCAGCGGCAAGATATTCTCAAGCTGGTGGTGTTCATTACTGGTTCAACGCCGCATCAGGCACAGCAGGAAACGCTATCACCTTTACTCAGGCAATGACTCTGACAGCGGCTGGTAATTTGCTAGTGGGCAGAACATCGCTAAGTATTTCTGGCGTTAAGGTTGATGCAGAAGGTTTGTTTGGTTCTATTAAATCAGGTAACTGGTCTTGGTCTTTTGGTGCAAGCGCATCAATTAATGCTTTTGTAATTAACGACACCACTTCTGGTTCGTCAGTAGAGCGTTGCCGCATAGATAATTCTGGTAATTTGCTAGTGGGTACTACGGCAACAACTGGTTCTGCATCAAACTCCACGCAACTTGTTGGTGGTATTCATAGCACAGTATCTGGTTCAGTATCTGCGGCTACTTCTACCGCTACAACCATGTTTACAATCCCTTCAACGGTGTCAGCATGGTTTGTCACGGTAAATGTAAGCACAGCTAGTACTGCGTATGCCGCTACTTATGTAGTTAATACTCAAGGCGGTTCAGCTACTGTTGCAACGCAAATTTACAAAGGCGCAAATATCTCCGTAACTATGTCTGGATATAACGTACAAGTCACTCAAACCTCTGGTGTAACCCAGACAGTTTCTTACTCCGCAATGCGAATTGCATAACCACCGAAAGGAAAATCATGGCCTTGACACAAGAAGAAGCACATCGCTTGTTTGAGTACAAGGATGGTGTTTTGTTTTGGAAAATTAGACCTGCAATGCGTAACCATATTGGGGATGTTGTTGGTGGTACAAATGGAACAAAACAACCATATTTAAGAGGTCGGTACAAAGAACATAGGTTTATGGTTCATCAAATTGTTTTTTTAATGCATCATGGTTTTATTCCTGAATGTGTTGACCATATTGATGGAAATATACAAAACAATCAAATTGAAAATTTAAGACAAGCAACAAAAGCGCAAAACGCATATAACCAAAAACTACATACAAATAATAAAAGCGGTCATAGATGTGTGCATTGGCATAAACATCACAAAATATGGGTTGTTAGACTTTGTATAAAGAAAAAAAATGTATTAACAAAATATTTTAAAGATTTTGAATTAGCGTGTCTTGTTGCTGATGAAGCAAGAGACATTTATCATGGAAACTATGCATTTAAAGGAGCATAAAATGGCAACCGAATACACTTGGTCAATTAACCAAATGGACAGACTTACTTCAGACGGGTTTGTCGTCACAGTTCATTACAACGTATCTGCAACAGATGGTGACTATTCAGCATCTACCTATGGTACTTGTGGTTATACCCAAGAGAGCGAAACATTCGTTCCCTACGCTGATTTAACTCAGGCTATCGTAGTGGGTTGGGTTCAAGATGCTTTGGGTAAAACCACTGTAGAAACCTCTTTGCAAGGTCAGATTGATGCACAAAAGAACCCTGTCCAACAGTCTGGTCTGCCTTGGTAAACAGGAAGCCATCACCTGATCTTGGTGGCATTTAAAGGAAAATCATGGCAAACACGAAAACGCCTGTGACTATCGATGGAATTGAGTACAAATTTGAGGACATGACTCAGGAGCAACAAACCTTGGTCAACCATGTGGCAGACCTTGACCGAAAGTTAGCGTCTGCTAGGTTCAATACCGATCAACTTCAGGTAGGGCGGGATGCCTTCTTTTCAATGTTGAAGAGCAAACTTGAAGTTACAGACGTAGAACCAAAATGAATCAGGAATTGCAAAATTACTATGAGTCGAGGTTTGATCTATTCTCCCGTCAAGGATGGCTTGATTTAATGGAAGATGTAGATAAAATGCTTGAATCTATGAATAATGTATCTACCATTGCAGACGAAAAAAGTCTACAATTTCGTAAAGGCGAGATTTCTATCCTAATTTGGCTACAAACCCTTAAAGGGGTTAGCGAACGTGCATACGAGGATTTAAATGAGAAGAATGTATGAATTTGTCTGCGAATGCGGACAGCGCACTGAAGCACTGGTAGATTATGAGACTATCAGTGTTAAGTGTGGATGCGGTGAGTTATCTCATCGTGTCATAAGCGCTCCAAACTTTAATTTGGAAGGGTGGTCGGGCAGTTTTCCGTCTTCATGGCTGAAATTTGACCAAAAGCACCAACAAAGGTTAAATGCGGAGCGTAAAGCTAACCAATAAGCGCAATGCGCCTGGTTAATTTTCCTATAACCATTTTGGCAGGAACAAAATATGTTAGTTGATAAAGAATCTGATGAGCTAGGTGAATTAGAAGTCGAGGAGACTAAACCTAAACTTCCTGAATTATATGAGGGGAAAAGTTTAGAGGATGTCATACGAATGCACCAAGAGGCCAACAATATGATTGGTAAACAGGCCCAAGAGGTCGGTGAAGTTCGTAGATTGGCTGATGAATTACTGAAGCAGAACCTCAATTCCAAACAACAGCAAGTTGAGATTGAACCAGAAGTTGATTTTTTTGAGAATCCTCAAAGAGCAGTTCAGGAAACGATTGATAAACATCCAGATGTACTTGCGGCTCGCCAAGCGGGTCAAGAGTTCAAAAAGATGCAGATTCAGCAGAAGTTAGCGCATGATCACCCTGATTACACACAAGTAGTCAATGATTCCGAGTTCCAAAACTGGGTGAAATCATCACCTATTCGTTTGGGACTCTATGCAAAGGCAGATGGTGAGTTTGATTATGACTCAGCGAATGAATTGTTATCCACTTTTAAGCAGTTGCGTGGCATCAAGGCTAAAGAATCTGGGCAAGCAGACAATGCGGCTCGGGCTAAAACCATGAAAGCCGTAGCAGTTGATACAGGTGGATCAGGTGAGAGTTCTAAGAGAATCTATAGAAGGGCTGACCTCATTCGGCTGAAAATGCAAGACCCGAATCGCTACGATGCTTTAAGTGATGAAATCATGGCGGCATATGCAGAGAAACGGGTTCGTTAAACTTTAGGAGATTAAATCATGGCATATCCAACCCCAGCGGTAACAGTAACCACCGCAGCAACGTTCATCCCCGAAATTTGGAGTGATGAAATCATTGCCGCATACAAGAAAAACCTTGTATTGGCAAACATCGTAATGAAAATGAACTTTAAAGGTAAGAAGGGCGATGTGGTTCACATTCCCGCACCTACCCGTGGTTCAGCTTCAGCAAAAGCGGCCTCAACAGCCGTTACTCTGATTGCCGATACTGAGACAGAGATTCAAGTGTCTATTAACAAGCACTTTGAATATTCACGTTTCATTGAGGACATCGTTGAAGCACAAGCCCTGAACAGCTTGCGCCAGTTCTACACTGCTGATGCGGGCTATGCGCTTGCCAAGCAAGTAGACACTAGCTTGATCCAATTGGGTCGTGCATTCAATGGTGCTACTGTCGGTACTAACGACTACGCAACTTCTGCGGCTTCTACAAAAGCCTTTGTCGGCTCTGATGGAACTACTGTTTATAACAGTTCTAGTTCAAACGCAGCCGCTTTGACTGATGCCGCTATCCGCAGAACCATTCAGCGTTTGGACGACAACGATACTCCTATGGATGGTCGTTTCTTCATCATTCCTCCTTCAAGCCGTAATACGCTGATGGGTCTTTCCCGTTACACAGAACAGGCTTTTGTGGGTGATGGTAATGCAATCCGTAATGGTGAAATCGGTCAACTGTATGGTATCCCCGTGTTTACATCTAGCAATGCTGATACTGCTGCTGGTAACAGCACTACAGATCGTATCTGCTTGATGGGTCACAAGGACGCTATGGTTCTGGTTGAGCAAATCGGTATCCGTTCACAAACTCAGTACAAGCAAGATTACCTTGCTACTTTGTTTACATCTGATACTTTGTATGGTGTTGCCGCACTTCGTGCAGCCGCTACCACTGGTGCAGCTTTGTCTTCTAGCGCTTTTGCGTTAGCAGTTCCAGCCTAATAGTTGCCTTTTCCCCTCGCCTTAATCGGTGGGGGGATTTTTTACATTAAGGAGATTTATTATGGCGGCAGCAACAGCAGTTACAGCCCGTAGGGGCAATGACCAGTTCCGTGGTCTTTTTTCGGACACTTGGTCAGTTACAGCAACACTAAATGCCTCATCTTTGGCTGATGGCGTTGGCGAAACAAACACCATCGCAGTTCCTGGTGTGGCTTTGGGCGACATCGTGATGAACGTAAGTTTGGGTGTGGATGTCTCTGGCATCTCCATCACGCCTTATGTTTCAGCCGCAGGTGTTGTCTCTATTCGTTTCCAAAACGAATCAGGCGGTACTTTGGACTTAGCAAGCACTACAGTTAAGTGCATTGTTGTTCGTACTGTGTAATTAAAGGGGGCTAATACCCCCCTTTTTTTGGAGTTTTTATGGCTACCTTTAGATGTTTACAGAGTGGACAAACAGTCACTTTTACCTATCAGCACGATATTGATAGCATGAGAGGTCATGCGGGGTATGTCCGTGTTGAGGATGAAAAGCCTCCTGTAGAAGTAAAACCAGAGCCTGTCAAGAAGATTGGCAGACCAAAGAAAGTAGCAAATGTCTGAAATTAGCCCCCGAGAATTCGGTAAGTTAGAAGCCCAAGTTGAGGCTTTGCAAACAGAAGTTCATGCTATGCGTGAAGACATTAAAGCGCTCTTGGAGATGGCAAATAAGTCTAAGGGCGGTATGTTTGTTGGAATGGCTATCGCCTCTGTAGTAGGCGGGGTTATTTCGTTTATTGCAACCAAGTTAATTCGATAGGAAATATATGCCACAAGTAGGAAAAAAGAAGTTTCCATATTCAGAAAAAGGCGAGAAAGAAGCCAAAGAGTATGGAAAGAAAAAGGGTCTTACAGTAATGATTGCCATTGGTAAAGGTATGCCTACCCGTGGTAGCCGTACTGCTACTAACATGATGAAGAAATCAGGCAAATCCAAATGAAACAAGGTTTGTACAGCAACATCGCAGCAAAGCAAGATCGTATCAAGGCGGGTTCTAAAGAGAAGATGCGTAAGGTTGGCTCTAAAGGCGCTCCTACTGAGGCGGCATTTAAACAAGCGGCTAAGACTGCTAAGAAGAAATGAAATCCCCTGCTTGGCAAACAAAAGAAGGAAAAAACCCCAAGGGGGGCTTGAATGCCAAGGGTAGAGCATCTTATAATGCAGAAACAGGTGGCAATCTAAAGCCTCCAGTAAAGTCAGGTGACAACCCTCGCAGGGCCTCCTTTTTAGCCAGAATGGGCAATAATTCTGGGCCTGAGATGAAAGATGGGAAGCCGACACGACTTTTACTTTCTCTTAGAGCTTGGGGTGCAACGTCCAAAGAAGACGCTAAAGCTAAGGCTAAAGCGATCTCAAAGAGGAATATGAAGTGAGACCAGTATCCGTTGGAGTTAGCCCTACTGCGGCAGTATTGACTACTGTTTACACAGTACCAACGGGTTACTACGCCAAATTTACTGTCATGTATGTCCACAATACTGGTGGATCTACAAAACACATCACTGTTGCTTGG